AGTCCTAAAGGGGTTATTTATTGGATATATTAAAAATATTTAAGAAGAAATCAATCCCTAATAGCCCCTACCTATCTATTGGAGGTTTAATCCCCCCCAGTATGAACCAGGCGGGGCTTCTTAATGCCTATGGACAAATTGGCTGGCTCCACGCAGTTGTGTTTAGAATTGCTCTAGGTTGTAGTGAGGTTGAGTGGACATTATTTGATTCTAGTAATCCAGAGAAGCCAAAGCAGATATACAAACACCCTATTCTTACACTCTTAAAGCAGGTCAACCCCTTCCAGACCTCTAATGAGTTTATCGCCTTAGACACGATATATAATGAGCTAATCGGTGAATCTTACTGGATACTTAATAACAATGGTTTAGGTGAACCAGCTGAGATTATCCTTCCTTACCCTCAAAAGATGTCTGTAGTACCTGCTGCAAACTTCCCTTATGTTAAAGGATATGTCTACGGGGTTGGGGTAGAAGTGGTGCCGTTCGATGTTAATGAGGTGATACACTTCAAATACCCCAACCCCCTTAATCAATATCACGGCCTTGCTCCCGCTCAGGCTATAGGGATTAATCTAGATGCAGAGCAGAACGCAGACAAGTGGGTTAACCAGTTCTTCTATAATTCGGCCAGACCTGATGGAGTTATACAGTTTGACTACAACTTGAGCGATGAGCAGTTTGACAAGTTAAAGAAACAATGGTCAGAGAAGTATAAAGGCGTTTCTAAGGCTCACCAGGTAGCACTCCTAGAGGGCGGTGGTAAGTATCTTCAAATCCAGAACACCATTAAAGATATGGACTTCCCCAACCTCAAGCAGAAGAACAGGGATGTTATTCTAGGTGTCTGGGGTATGCACCCCGCCTCATTGGGTTTAACAGAGAACGTCAACAAAGCTAACGCTGAATCTGCGGAATATCAACACGCTAAAAATATTATAAAGCCTAGATTAGACTGGAAGAAAGCTAAAATGCAGGAGCAATTAGTACCACGTTTCCGCAATTCAGATAATCTCACGTTAGGTTTTAAGGAAGTTGTTAAGGAAACTACTGAGCAGAAAATAATGGCAGCAGAATCTGGCATGAGGGCTGGGTACTTAACAATAAACGAAGCTCGGACTATGCAGGGATATGACCCACTCCCTAATGGTGATATGTTATTAGTGCCTTTGAACCTTATCCCTACACCTACAAGTGGTAAAGTAACGCAGGGTGGAGCAGTGGAAGCTCGCATGGCTCATAACCATGAGGCCGTAGGTTCGAATCCTGCCCCTGCTACCAAATCCTTATCCGATGACCAGAAGCGTCTACACTGGGAGGCTTACGCCAAGTCAACAGAACGTCAAGAGGAAATGTTTAATAGAGTATTTGAGTCCGTCTTTAATGACCAGAAAGATTATGTCATAGGTGAATTAGAAAGGACTGGACATTTACCAGTCCAATTAGATGATGAAAAGACCGCTAAGAAGTTCCAGCCTGCTATTGAGTTAGTTTATCAGAGTGGTTTTGAGGGGGCTGTTTGACTATCTTGAGACAAGCCTTGCAAGTAACATCACTTAGGGTGCGTGTATCACTACTCTTACACAACTTCCCACAAGCTGTATACACGGGTGGATAGTTAGCATAATGCCTTATGGGTTTTAAAATTTGTAACATTCTGCGTTCCATCTCCAAACCATGTTAGTATATGATTTACCCTTGTTATTCTGATTGGGGAAATAACCAGTTATTGGTTTAATTGGTTTGTTGAGAATAAATGCCATGCCTAAATCAAATAACCATCCTTCTGATTTACCATCATAGGCAATATGAACTTCATCAGCATCAAACATCTTCATAGCATGGTCTTGGCAAATACGAAAACCCGTATTATCATTTTGCTCCGTATCCCTGAAAGGTAAATGAACCTTATGCCCTTGCCTTTCTAATTGATGAGTATAGCTAAGTAACCCATCTCGCCATTCGGGACTTAGATTTCTAACGGGACATATAATATAAACTCTCATCTTCTCTACTCCTTAACATATTGCAATACGTTGAACAATCTATTTTAATGGCATAGGTAACTTTTTATCTTTATGATATTTATTCCAAGCCTTGATTATCCTTACCTTATCTGTATAGACATGAAAACCCCATTCAATAGTGGACATAATATAAATGAATGGGTCATTAGTTTTCTTTGCTAATTCCTCAAAATACAAGATTATTATGTTATCTTCCATATCTTAATTATAAACTACTTACTCTAATTTGTCAAGTCCTTTTGGAGATTTATTTTAATGCCAGATTTAATGGATGAATCAGCCCGAACCTGGATAGCAGAACGCTCTTTACTTCTAGCCAAGTCTATTAATAAGACTACTATGGAGGCTATCCGTAATGAGTTAGCGTTAGGGTTTGAGGCTGGTGAGTCTATACCCCAGTTATCCAAGAGGATTGAGGGTTACTTTACTGATAAGGCTACAATAAGGGCTAAGATGATTTCAAGGACTGAGACAATAGCAGCCAGTAATGAAGGGGCTTTGCACAGATATGAATTATCAGGAGTAAGCAAATCAGAATTTTATCCCTCTGGTGACGCCTGTTTGGAATGTTTGGCTTTGGCTGGAGAATATCCAACAAGTGAGATGCATGGGATGATTCCTGTTCACCCCAACTGCCGGTGCGTGGCGCTCCCGATTCTTTGATATGATTATTAAAAGTGGTAAAGAAATAGGCAAGTTACCCCAATACCATTATATATGGCAACCATGTAAATATTGCGGTATTGAGAGATGGGTTGTGCTGATAAGGTAAAATCTATCCTTCCGGTGGTGTAGTAATGGCTGAAACTTATGTAACCGTAAAATCATATCGTGACCAAATAGAGGGTAAGCTACTTGCTAACCTTCAAAAGGCTCTTGACGATGTAGGCACTTTAGTCGAGAGACAAGCCAAGATTAACACAACATCGCCAAAGCCTTCAGGTAAAGCACATGATTATGTTGATACAAATAGGTTAGCAAGTTCAATAACTCATGTAGTCGGGCAGGGAGAGGTCACAATAGGAACTAATGTAGTTTATGGGAAGTGGTTAGAGTTCGGTCATGCTGATGGTAGTAGACATTATCCCTGGCTGTTCCCTGCCGTGGAGTCCAATCGCCAGAATATTATAAACCTACTCAAAGGATAACCGGAGGTAATTATGAACACTGTATATAAGATTTTAGAGAACTGTGAAGTCAAGAAAGTAGGCGAAAGGCAATATGAGTTTATCGCTTCTACCGCTGACCAAGATAGAGATGGGGAGGTTATTGACGTTGCGGGTTGGGACTTAAAGAACTTCAAAAAGAACCCTGTGATAATGTTCGCCCACGATTATAGAACTCTCCCGATTGGCAGGGCTACTAAAATAGGTGTTAGAGACGGCAAACTTGTGAACAGTGTAGAGTTCCCACCTGAAGGGACTTATGAGTTTGCAGATATTGTTGAAAGGCTGGTTAGTACTGGATTTCTAAAGACCGAATCAGTCGGCTTCATGCCGAAGAAGTGGGAGGATGGCGATGGAGAAAAAGCACCACGCAGGACTTACACCAAACAGGAACTATTAGAAATCTCTATCGTACCCGTACCATCCAACCCTAACGCCTTAATGAACGCAGTCAAAGAGGGCGTTATTACTACTAAACAACTTAAGCAACTAACTGAACCTGAAGAAAAGAATGATTATGATGAGATTGTAGAGGATAAAATAACCAAGCCCGAAGAGACCGATGACTTTATAGGAATCCCCGTCAGGACTTGTGAGGTAACTGCCACGATAGATATATCAAAGAAAGACGGTATCTCAGCTTTGTATTGTGGCAAAGAAAAGCAGGTTAGGACTTATCTATTCAGAAAAGACCACGACTGGACAATGGCTAAAGCTAAAGCATGGGTAAAGGAACATGATGGCAAAACAGCCCATGAAATATCTCAAGAAGAAATCATAGACGAAATAGATTACCTGATAATCATGATAGACAAAGAGGGGTTAAGCGATAAAGCACAAGAATCCTTGAGGGAACTTACAAAACGGTTGCCTGGTGCCGACATACCAGTTGAAGATATAAAAGACGAAGTTGTAGTAGATAATACTGCGGTTGTAGTAAATACTACTGCAAAAGACAATGAGAGATTAAAACTTATCATTGAACAAACAGTCAAGAATGTAATAAAGGAGATAAAGTAATATGGAACTTACAGACGAAAAGATTGCTGAAATAACCGCCGAAGCCGCTGCAAAAGCGGTAGAGGAATACAAAGCTAAGGTTATCACTCGTAAAATCCCCGCTGAAGATGCGGAAATAAAGGTCGTAAAAGACGCTGCCGACCAGCCGTTTAGTTCACTCGGTGAACAGCTTATGGCTGTCAAGAATGCTGAGCTTTCAAAGGGTCGGAACATGGATACCCGTCTGATGTCTAAGGCTATTGTTGGCAACTCTGAAGGCATCCCCGCTGATGGCGGATTTCTGGTACAGACTGACTTCGCCACTCAGTTACTTGAGAAGGTGTTTGTTAATTCAGACATCGTAAGAA